GTGACCAGGGCACCCAGGCTTAACAGGGCTTTTGAGCCTAGGGCTAGCAGGATGGCTTCGCCCACGGTTTGGATGATGGGGATGATGCTTTGGGCGTTTTTGGCAATATTGACCATGCCATCTGCCAGGCTTTGCATGGCAGGCAACGCGGACTGGATAATTTGCAGGGCAATGCCGCTTAGGGCTTGTTTGACGGTGTCGAGGGTGTCGTTAAATTTTTCAGCAGCTGCGCCCGTGGGGCCGCTGATTTCCACGCCTAGTTCTTTGAATTTTTCTTTGAGCTGTTCAATGCCGGCCTTGCCCTGGTTTAAGAAGGGGATCATGTCGACCCCGGCCTTGCCAAAGAGTTGCACGGCCAGGGCTGATTTTTCAGCACCGTCTGGCATTTGCTGGAATTTGTCGGCCAGGTCTAGCAGCACTTGCTCGGTGGGGCGGATTTGGCCGGTGGCGTCTTTGACGGCTACGCCTACGCGGGTAAAGGCGGCGGCACTTTCTTTGCTGCCACCTGCGGCGCTGACCATGTTGCTGGCAAGTTTTTTGAGGCCGGTACCCAGGGCCTGAATGCTTACGCCTGACTGCTCGGCAATGGGTTTGAGTAGCGAGAGGCTTTCGATGCTGATGCCGGTCTTTTGCGCCATTTTGCTGAGGTCGTCAGCGCTGTCGAGGGTGGCTTTGCCAAAAGCAGTTAGGGCGGCAATGGCTACGGCTGCGCCCAGATCACCCAGCACGTTTTTGCTGTCATTACCGAGTTTTTTGAGCCCGGCACTGGCGCTGCCCAGGGCTTCGCGGGTTTTGTCAACCGCATCAATGATGATTTTGACTGTGTTGTTGGCGGCCATGGCGGGTGGGTGTGGCGGGGGTTAGTCGGGCAAGAGGTGGTCTAGGCGGGTTTGGAGTTGCTTGGTGTCGGCATGGTGGGCCAGGCGGGCGTTAACAAGGTGTTGGGCTAGGTGTTGCTGCTGTAGGGTGGTGGCGGCGGTGCTGTACAGGTGCACCTGGGCTAGGGTGTAGCCAAGGATGTCGGGGTAGCGGTGGCCGGCACTGATGAGGTGGGCGATGGTGTTTGCCAGTTGTTGTTGCGCGTGTTCAGGCGACTGCTTGCGCTGGCTATTTTTGGCAGCACCTGGCGGGTAAAAAAATCGGCGTTGCAGGCAATCACCGCCTCGATCAGGGTCACGCTGTCGGCCAGGTCAAGGTCCATCAGGTCAGGCTCGGGCTGGCGGGTGGCTACCGAGAGGGCTTTGATGAGGTGCGTGCCATGCTGGGCGATCAGGGCAAACCAGTCGGGCTGGGCCGTGTCTTTGATGCCTTGTATGGCCGCTGTCATGGGGGCCAGAGCGGCGGCCATGGCGGGTATTTCGCCCAGCTTGAGTGGTGTCAGGCTGATTTGCAGGGGGCTGCTTGCCAGCGGCACGGGGGTGGGTAGCGCTGGCAGGGCTGCGTAGGGGCTGGTGTCAGCAGGGGTGGCGGTGGGGGGTGTCATGGCGCGGTGGGCTGGGGCTGGCAGGTGGGGGGTGCATCACGCGCGCCAGGGGTGCAGGCGGGCATGATGCTGGGGGTGGCTATGCGGGCTTGGGGCCGGGTTTAGTCAACGATGACGATGCGGCCGAACTGGCCCATGACGGCGTCGTAGGCTTTGGTGGTGTCGGCCAGCAGGCTGCCTTCGAGCTCAAATTTGTTGAGGTCTTCGGTGATGAGGCTTAGGTCTTTGAGCGGGTCAAACGCCACGCGGTAGAGTTCGACCATGACGCGTTTGTTGCTGTCGGCGGTGTTGATGCCCTCTAAGCGCAGGTGGCGCTCTGGCAGCGGGGCGGTGAACATGCTGATGTCTGTGACGGCACCGTAGGCGTAGGCGGCTTTGATGGGGGCGGTGAAGCCGGTTACGTCGAGGAAGGTGATGGCACCAAAGCCTTCATCAACGGTGTAGTTGGTGCCTTTCGCCAGGGTGGCGGGGGTGCCTGCGCTGTCTGTGACGACGACGGTGCTTACCTTTTGGTGGGCCAGAAAGTAGCGGTCGCCCAGGGTGGGGGCGGCGGTGCTGACGGTCTCTGCGGTGACGGTGCCTGAGTTGACTGCAACATGGCTGCCATACAGGGCCAGGGCGAGGTTTTCTTTGGTGAATTCTTCGATGGTCAGGCTGACGGTGGCGTTTTTTTGCTTGACGATGCGGGCGTCCAGGCCGCGCTGGCCGGTGGTGCTTTCGTAGTGTTCGATGACGTCGGTCTTGAGGGCAATGCCCAGGTTGGCGACGTTGCCGGGGGTGCGGACGTTTTCGGGGGTGCCGTTGGCGGCGCGCGTGCCAAGGTAGACGCGGCCTTGAAACATGGAGTATTGGCTCATGGGGTGCTTTCTGGTAAGTGTGGTGTGGGGTTAGCCTTGGGTGGCAATGTCTGCACGCTGGGTGCGGTAGCTGATGGCGTACCTGGCGGGCATGTAGGCGCTGGTGACTTCAAAGGTTTTGAGGTCCCAGTCGGTGTCGGTCTCGGTGATGGCCAATGTCAGGGCCAGCAGCTGTGGGCTTGCCAGCAGGGCAGCGTGGGCGGCTACCAGCAGGGTATCGGCTTCGAGCTCTGGCGCGGGGCCGCTGCGCCCGGCCTGGCGGGCTACGGCTACCAGGGTGACGGTTAGCTGGCGGTCAGTCACCAGGTTGCTGCGCTTTTGCACGGCGTCTAGCTCTGGCAGGAGCAGCAGCGCGGGGGTTTGCTCGCGCGTCAGGGGGGCTGTGGGGCTGCGGATGAAGGTGGCCCCGGTGGCCCCGGCTGCGCTGGCCATGGCTGCGCTTAGGGCTTGCAGGATTTGCTCGCGGATCGAGTTGGCCATGGTCAGGCGGCCTCGGTGGCGTTGAGCTGCTCTAGCACCAGGCGGGTCAGGCCTGCGGGGCCCAGGCCGTCTGGCTCGGCGGCGCGGATGATGTAGTCAACTGCGCCTACCGTGGCGTCCAGGCCTGCTTTGATGCCGGGGTTGAGCGCGCTGATGCAGCGCACTGCCGGGCGGCTTGCGTCGAGGGCTACACCGGCGTAAAGCGCGGCGGTGTAGGCGTCGTCAAACAGCACGGTTTGGGTGCGTCCGTCGATGATGGCTTTGACGCCAAAATCGGCAAAAAACACGCTCAGGTCTTCGGTCATGATGGCAGGCCAGGCGCGGCTTAGGCGACGGTGGCGGCTAGGCAGGCGTTGACGCGGTAAGGCACGATGAGCGGGGCGCTTTGCATGAGCAGGTAGCGCACGGCGGGGTCGTTTTCGAGCCAGCTCTTGGTGTAGTAGGGCATGGCCTGGAAGCCTGCGGCCTCGTCTTTGATGGCACCATAGCAGCGGGTGCCTTCGATGTCTGGTCCCAGCACCAGCACGGTGTTGGCGGGCAGGTAGGGGGTGCGTGCGCCGGTGTCGGGGTGGTCGTACCAACCGGCATAAACCCAGATGTCAAAGCTGCCAGTGGTGCCCATGTAGCGCCCGCCCTCGCCTACCACGTTGGCGTTGAGCTGGTCGGCACCGCGGAAGCGGTCGAGCAGTTTGACAACTTCGGCGCTGGCTGCAAATTTTTTCCAGGCTTCGGCGTCCATAACGATGGTGGTGGCGGTGCTGCCAGACTTTTCGGTGATCAGCATGGACCAGGTCTCAAGCAGCTCAAGCGGCTTGACGCCGGCTGCACCCCAGGCGGTAGCACCAGCCAGGGTGACGGTGAGCGCTGCGTCGCGGCCAAAGTTGATGCTTTGGGTGGGGTATTGGTCGCCACTGATGGTAAGCGTGCCGGTGCGCAGGGCTTCAACGGCCATGGCCTCCAAGCGACGGGTCAGGCTGTCGAGCTGGTTTTTGGTGGCGGATTCAATGGCCAGCATGAGGCGCTGGTCGGGGCTCAAGCTGCCGCCAATGGCTTCGCCGGCTATGCGTTTGAAGGCTTTGCTTTGGTCAAAGACGCGTTTGTCTTTGATGTAGGCCGGCGTAAACACTTTGGTGGTGTAGCCGAGGTCGGCTACGACTTTGCCAGCCACTACCGGCGAGACGAATGGGGCGAGGTTGCGCCGGCCAGAGTCGATGTCAAAGTAGATTTCTTCTTTGTTTTCGATCTGGATTTGCGGGAAAAAGCTGTTGAGAAAAAACGGCTGGGGCTGGGGCAGCTCTTGGACAACTTTGGCCAGGTAGTGGGAGGTGAACAGCAGGTCGCTCATGATGGTGTGCTTTCAGTGTTGGGTGGGATTGTTTGTTACAGGGCCGAGCTGACGAGGGTGATGCCCTTGGCACGCAGACCTTCGGTGATGCTGGCTACGGTGTGGGCGGCTCCGAGCGTGAGGCCGGCGGTGGCGAAGTCGCCCCGGGCATAGGCCATGGCCGGGGTGTCGGCGGCGCTGGCGTTGCAGTCTTCAGCCAGAACTAAGTCAGGGGTTTGGCTACCGTCTGCAGCGCCAGACAGGCTTAGGTTGTATTTGCCGCTGGCGGTGATTTTGCCAAGCACTGCACCGCGCAAGATGTTTTGGCCGGTGATGATGGTGACTTTGCGCGACACCAGCAGGTCAGAGTTGCCGGCCAGGAGTTTGTCGGGGGTGATGCTGCCAGCAGTGGCAAACGATGCGTAGTTGGGCATGATGGTTGTCTCTCGGGTTGTCTTCGGGTTAAGGGGGTGGTTTAAGCGGCTTTACGGCGGCTGGCTAGCCAGGTGGCCATGGCGGCGTCTGCGGCGGCGGCTTCGGGGTTGACGGCTGCGACGGTGGCAGCCGGGGCAAGCTGTACCGGCGCGGGGGCGTCTGCAGCCAGGGCTGCGGCCTGTGCGCTGCGCTGCTGTTTTTCGGCGGCGAGGATGGCCATGGCGGCCTCGGGGCCAGTGGTTTTGCCGTCGAAGGCTAGGGTTTCGATCAGGGCTTCGTGGCCAGGCAGGGCCTGGGCGCGCACGGCGGCAATGCGCGTGCGCTCTTGGGTGGCGCCGGTGGCGGTGGCCTCGGCTTGGATGGCGGCCAGCACGTCAGGGTGTTGCTGCGCCAGGGTTTTGATGTCCATGGATTGGCTTTCTGTAGATAGGGTTTCAGGGGTGGTGAGCAGCACCGGCTCTGGCGTGGTTTGTGCAATGGCCTGCGCACCGGCGGGCTTGGCACTGGGGTGGACTGGTGTGGCCGCAAATTTGGCTATTGCGCGGGTGGCGAATTTGGCGGGGTCGGCGGCAAGCTGGGTGACGATTTGGTCTAGGGTGGCGATGCCGTCTACCAGGCCCGCGTCGATGGCTTGTTGGCCGGTGTAGATGCGCCCGTCTGCCATGTGCTGCAGTACGGCGGCAGGGGTGGTGTTGCGGTGGGTGGCGACGGTGTCGACAAAGACGCTGTAGAGGTGGTCAACTTGGGACTGGATGTAGGCGCGGCCGTCTTCGCTTAAGGGGGCGTTGCTGCCTGCGATGCGTTTGTATTTGCCAGCGGTGATTTCGGTGGTGGTGGCAGCGGCGCGGGGATCGTAGTTGTGGCTGGCTACCACGCCGATGGAGCCTACCTGGACGGTGGGGCCGGTGATGTAGATGGCACATGCTGCGCTGCCGGCCCAGTAGGCGGCGCTGGCCAGGGTGGCATCGCAGACGGTTACGATGGGTTTGATGGCCGATAGCTCCAGGATGGCGGCGGCGAGCTCGGGGGTGCCAAAGACGCTGCCGCCAGGGCTGTCGATGGCGAGCACGAGGGCGCTTACGCGGGGGTCGGCTATGGCGCTTTCAATTTGGGTGGTGGCTAGCTGGGTGCTGACACCACCGCTGATTTGCATCATGAGGTTGGCCTTGGGGGCCATGATGCCTTCAAGGGTTAGCACGGCGACGCTGGTGCCGGGTTGGAGTTTGTAGGCTTGTTGTTCGTTGGCCAGGGGGCGGCCCAGGCGGGCTTCGATGGCGGCTATGTCGATCTTTTCGCCCTTGAGGTGGGTGGCGTAGATGCTTTGAATCTCGCGCAGTTGGTCCGGCAGGACGGCCCAGGGGGAGGTAATGAGATCGAGGAGTTTCATTGTGGGGTGGATTTTTGGCGCGTGGGGTAAAAAAAAAACAGGGCAATTTGAGACAAGTTTGAATTTGCAACTACACCAGGGCAGCCAGGGCGGTGCAGGCCAGCAAGGCGTCGTCCTCCTGGCGGCGTTTTTTGCGCTTGCGCCGGGTGGGGTCTGGGTGGCCTGGTGTAGGGATGGCCGGGCGCACGGGCCGGGTAGTGGCAGCAATGAGGGCCTTGCGCTTGCGGGCGCGGCCACTGCGCCCAGGCCAGTCAATGGGCTGGTTGGCACTGTGGCCGCCCCAGGCGTTGCCCCACGATTTGCCCCAGCTTTTACCCCAGGCGCTGGACATGTGCTACGGGCCCCAGGGGTTGGATTCGGTACCTTGGCCGGTGACGGGCTGGCCGATGATGCGCCGAGTGTCGCTGTAGATGGGGGTGATTTGCGCTGCAGCCAGAATGGCAGCAGCGATCTCAGCCGCCGTAGGCCCCGTGCTGCCACTGGTGCTGATACCCTGCGCCTGCACCGGCACGGTGTAGTTCACGTTGACCTGATACGTGCCAAGCGTCTGCACCACGGGTATGCCGCCGCCCTCAACGAACAAGTTTCCGGTGATGGTCAACGAGTGATTGGCCTCCATTGGCCTGACGCGCCACGCACCCTGCAAAAAGAAGTACAGCGGAATACTCAGGCCACCGCCAAGATCATCCCCGCCCACTTGCCGAAACACCGCCCCATACTTGGCGTTGTCTGACAGGGCCAGCCAATCCGCTGACCGGCTGTAAAGCTCAGTCGCGGTCACGCTGGCGCTGTCGAGCACCACGCGCTTGGTGGCAGGGTCAAAGACGATGCCAGTGGGCGGCGCGTACTCCCCCATCACCGGCGTGTATAAGCTCTGCGTGTTGGATAGTAGTGGTGCTGTGATGCCCTGCGCAGCGGCGCTGCCTTGCGTGACTGTAGGCACGAAGAATGCACCACTACTGGGCAGTAGAGGCACGCCGACACTGACCGCGCCGGGGTTGAGCGCCGGGGCAAACAGGGCAATGGCACTGTCGATCGTGGGTGCTGCAAGGGCAATGGCCCCAGGACCTAGAGCCGGGGAAAAAACCTGTGCCGCGCTGGTGATCAAGGGGGCCGACAGCGCAACAGCGCCAGGGGTGGCCGCAGGCGCAAACAGCGCACTGGTGTTGGTCAGCAGCCCAGCTGCGAGCGACTGACTGCCAGCGCCGCCAGCCTGAGACTGCGCACCACCTTGTAACAGCGGCCCAAACCACATATCAGGCCACCTGCCTTATTGAATACTCAATCGCCCGGTCAGTGCCAGCCAGCCTGGTGAGCGTCATATCCCAGCCGTGCAGCAATAGCAAGCTAGGTGACACATATACAGGCTCGGCCTGAACACCGCTGATCGTCACTTCTTGCACGATGCGCTGGGTGCTGGCGGCTTGCACTTTTTCCTTGATCTTTAGCTGGTATGACTCAGTGGCGGTCAGTGCTGACAGGTCGAGGAATAGCTGGTAGATGCCGTCTGTGGTGACAGCCGTAAGTGTTGTGCTGCCTGCGGGTAGGCTGTACTCTGTCGCGCCGATAGTCGCAGAGCCGACATGGGTTTGTGTGAGTGCCATTTAGTCTGCGCTCCAGTATTTGAATCGGACGTAGCCGGGGCCCCCAGCAGCACCAGCCGCATTGCCGCCGCCGCCAGAGCCTCCGTATCCGTAGCCTGAGCCTGCGCTAGCTGCCGCATTACCATTGCCGGGTGCGCCGGGAATCCCACATATCGACCAACCGCCCCACCCGCCCCCAGCGTAGCTGTTGGTACCGTCTGTTGTGCCGGTTGCTGAGTCCAAAGCGGCGTTAAGCGCCATATTCCAAAAACTTCCTCCGGATTGCCTTGGCGACCCACCTCCCTTCCCGCCTGCCACTGATCCTGTGGTGTTTGCCCCACCGCCAGCGCCACTTGTGCAGTAATAGAAAACACAGCCACCATACGGGCTATCCAAAGAGTAGTTGGTGCAACCGTTTGGAGTAGATGGACTAGCTGCATTTGATGCTCCAATCCCGTTTTGGCCGCTTGAGATTGAGTTATACCACCCGCCAGCATCACCCCATCCGTGATTCCCACCATTACCAGAATTAAACGTG